GTAACTGCATCAGCAGTACCATGAGTAATAGCCTTTCCACCAGTATCATATCCAACAGAAGCTCCAGCTACTTCAGTATTTCCAACTTCATTCAACAATTCTCCCAGAGTTTCATAGTCCTCATTATGAGTACCATACGCAGAAAGTAAACATACGTTAACAGTGTCGGTAGTAAGATCAATATTTCCTTCAAACATATTTTTTACAGCTAGGCCAAACATATCATTAGTAACAGCCATTTAGAAAACCTCCTTTTTCTTTATATTTTATGCCTTACTTTTTGTTTCTACTATCCATTCTATAATNTCTTGAAGATCCGCCAAATCATAGTTAAGGCGATCTTTCAAGAGAGCAACCTCTTCTTCATCTATATCTTCTTCGCTCTTACGTTCTCTGTCTTTATCTTTTTTAGTATCAGTAGGTTCTTCATTATCTCTTTTAGTAGGAACTTTTCCACCTTTTGGTCTTTCAGGTGTTTCTGATCCATCTTCAGGTTTTTCTGGGGGCATAAACATTTCCTGAGTTTCAAGATCCCTGTCCCTTAATTTGTTATCAATAGAGTCTTTGTCCTCAAGATATTTAATAATGTCTTCTACATCTTCTTCATCATAATCAAGTAAGTGAGTTAAAATCCAGTGTAAGCTAATTTTTAGATCCCTGTGTAAGATTAAGGAAACATTAGCTTTAAGTTGTTTTACCTGCCATAATCTCAGCTCATCAATTGTGGAAAGAATTGGCAACTGGATTTCGTATTCTACAGTATTAGGATCTATTCCTCTGGTCATGAGTGCAAAATCAAACAGCTTATGTAATCCTTTAATAACTGCCAGTTGTACTCTACGTACAGTTCTGGCAAATTGAACATCTTGCTCAGTAATCATTGCCCTAGCTCTTACGTCTTTTTCATGAGAGAGATAAGCTTTTGGAACCTTTACCCCTGCAAACTTCTTGTTCCTGAAGTATTCAACATCAGCCAAAACGCCAAGATTGGTAGATCCCTGTAAAACTTTAACATTTGCGTTACTGCCATCTTTAGTAGAAATAAATACATCTTCTTCTAAAGACATGGGATTGTAATCAAGATCCATTTTACCAGTTTTTGGGTTAATAGTTCTGCGTTTTTTCATTCTATTCATAACTTCTTCAACATATTCTAAAGTAGGTTCTCCTGGCTCAATACCTTCAGTATCTACTAAGTAAGCATACCTTTGTATAGCTCTAGTCAGTCTAGCCAGAACTACAGAATCTTCTATCATTGATAACTGTTTGAATAGCTTCCTAATAGGAAAGAGGACAGATCCATCTACTCCATATTTAGATCCTCTGTCTTTGTCTAACTGAAAGTGAATTACCTGCCAATTTTTAAACTTGGCAACTTCCCTATCAAGATCATCTTTTTGGATATAAGGATACTCTGGGTCTAATCTTCCCCACTCATCCTCAATAACTACCATGTGTTTATGATCTAAGTGCTTTAGTCTGTGGATTTCGTCATCTGCATGAACTACAACTTCTTCAAACTCATCACCATTTTTAACTAAATTGCGAATAATAGACCATAATTCAGTATGTAACTTAGTTTTTTCAATGGTTTCATCTATAACATTGATTACGGTCTGATTTTCGCTAACTATATTAATGACAGTATCAGTTTCTGATTCTCCCTTTGCAGCATTATCTGCGTAAATATCAAGAGCAGAAGAAAGTTCTGGATCTTCATTGTCCATCAAATCGTAATCTTTATACTTGGCAATCCTTTTAGGATCAAGTTGCATTTTCTCATCATACCATGCTCCACTATTACGGGTAAGAGAAGCTCCAAAACCTGTTCCTCCATAAGTATCAAATTTCTTTCTGGTTTCTATAGAAGAGTCAGTTTCAGGAGGTTCATCATCATAGTCCTGATATTTAGCTAACGTATTAGCAATATTTCGTAAAATTCCCTCTCTAAATGAGAGTTTTTTCTCCTCCATTATCAATTACCTCCTTTTTATTATAGTATGCTCTAATAGGACACTAATTTATTTTAACAACCATGAAAAATCTTCACCATCTTCTCCGTACGGGTCGGCTAAAGTATCGTTGATGAGGTTGTTCTTTCTATGGGTGCTAACAATAGGATTTCTTTCTTTGGTGTAAATGTTTGGGTTGCCTCTTCTGCCCCCTTCAAGATTACCAAATCTTGGTGGAAGAGAAGGAGCATGAGGACCAAATTCTACACAATGATGGCATACACCAGCTATAGCATCAGATACATCCTTTGAGCCTGATTTATTGGCAGGGTGATCTATCTTACCTGTTTTTTCGTTCTTTTCTAAGCGTATGGTTTCCCAGTATGCTGGTTCATACCAGTACATTAAAATTCTATCTTCATATAGAGCATCTTTGTACGCATTGTAGGCATCTGGCTTTCTGTCTACAGAGAGTTCCCCTGCATCTATACCTTTTTGGATCAGCTGTTGCTGGGTATCAAGGCTTTGAAATTGGTCAAGTGTTACCTTGTTTAGCCTGTATCCGTAAGATCTTAATTCGTGCACTAAAGACCTGACATGTGCTACCTGTATTTCGCCATGTTGAGGTGCTACTATTCTGAGCATAAGTTCTATAACTATTACTGGCATTTTTTGGATATATTCTTCTCCTTCTTCGTTTCGTTTAGTTACCTCTACATATTCATGTACATGTCCCATTGAAAAACCTGCCATACTGGTTTTAGCTAAGTCAATGTGGATGTATCTGGGCTTTTGTTTTAAGTTATTGTAAAGCTTTTTATAGTAGTCTTTATTAGTTTCATCAGCGTTCTCATACAGCTTCTTGTATCTGGGTATTAGTAATTTGTCTGGGTTTAGCGTTGCTCCATCTTGTAAGGTAGTTACTTCTTTGCCGAATGGGTGTTCTAATCCAAGTTCTTTCGGACCTCTTTCCATAGCTTCTGAAACTTTTTCCCTGTAAAGAATAAAGGGGTGAATGGAAAGGGTTGGTCGTCCTGCCAAGTCCCTAATTGAAGAATCTATGTCTTTTTCAAAGTCAAACTTGTATTCTATAGGAACATCTATTATTTCTAAGCCTTTTTCTTTAGAATCTGCTAATTCTTCTTCACATGTAAGGATTTGTGGTCTTGTTGTCAAGTCCCCAAGTGAAAGTTGAAAAGTTTGACCGCAATATTTGTCAGCAGGAGGAGTATCCCATTGTGAGTATCTTCTCCAAAAGATTTTCGGGTTCTCCTGAGCTTCTTCTATCCGTCTTTCGGTGTAATCATCTGGGTAAGCTGCTGAAGAAACCTGTAAAAGTATTCCAGGGAGCTTTCCTCTATGCATATAACGTGATTTCATACGTCTGATAAGTTGTGTTCTCAGGCTTTCGGCTTGATCATAGATACCTCCATCAGTTGCTCTGGCAGAATTTTCAATATAGTCTAAAAAATTAACTTCATCCATCACTCCGCCCAGCACATTATAACCTAAAATTCCCTGTTCACCAGAAGCAACAGGGAAAATCCAGACATTATTGGCTAATCTTAGCTCTTCAGCTTTAGAATTTACGATAGGAAACTGTTCTCTAAAGTAAGGAGAGTTCTCCATTTTGCTTTTTATGCCCTGAAAAACGATTTTTTTAGCAGAATCCTTATTAATTGAGACATTTATGAAGGCAATCACTGATCCATCCATCAAACCTAGTGCTTTTTGGGGATTTTTGAAGCAAGAAACCTCATAAGCCATTCTTGTCATTGAAATCTCAGCCACGGTAGACTTGCCAAACCCAATAGCACCAGCAAAAACTGCTTCATCATAGTCTCCACTGAACATTTCTTCAAGATCATTGAGTAAAACAGGGTAAACCTGCCCCTTTAAGCCTAAAAATTGTTTATCTTCCACAAATTCACGTACAGGAACAGGTTTACTCTGGTAAGTATAGTTCATCAAAGAGACCAAAAGTTCCATTTCAGACCCAGTATTTTGAGCCATGATCTCTTTTAGTATCTCAATATCCTCTTTACTAAAATCTTTAGTGAGTTCATCTAAAGCTTTTACTACTTTTTGATCGTTGAGAGCAGAAGAATTTATTGCCATAAGTTACCCCTCTTTTATTTATTTTTTCGTTTTTAAAGAACAAATTTTTGTAGCTTATGTAATACTATATCTATTGTTCTTTTTGAAGAAATATTATTCAATATACATAAAAGTTCACTACTTTTATAAGAGGGCATCCTGTCTATAAAATGAAGTAGATCCATTACTTCAGTGGAGTTTTCAAAACAGGTTTCAGAGCAATAACCATACTCAGAAAACCCATCAAGACCGCATGAGCTGCAGGAATGAAATTCTTTTGCGCAATATTTACATTTCATTACAATTCTCCTCCTTTTGAGAAGAATGGTGGAGCAGCAGGGAGTTGAACCCTGGTATAGAACACTCACCTAAGTCTATGCTCTAGCGAACCCATTCCTGCCCCATTTTTACTTCTTACTATAATCAATCCTTTTCTCTTCATGTTTTTCAGCTACTTCCCTCCTATAATCTAAAGACTTGGCAAACTGATCCATTCATCTATCTAGTAATACTTTTATTTTTTTAAACATGGTAAGACCCCCTAAAATAAACAAGCCCAGTAAAGAAGTTCAATTTCAACTAAATTATTACTAAGTAGTAATAAATAATACTGCTCAACCATCTAAAACACCTACTCAACTAAGTACTGACGTGAATCCTCTTGCTCAATACTTACAGTTTTCAAAGGAAGAACTACCCTAACAGTATCTTCCTCTGGATTTAGTCCTCCAATAGTTTCCTGTCCCTGCAATGGTCTGTGCTTGCCAGAAGCCCGATTAAGAACGCTAACAAAAGGACCATCTACAGATTCTTTAGGAATGTTCCAGTTAGCCAGAGCTACATTTACTAACTGTTCAGCTGTTTTGCCTTCCATATCCTGAATACCAACAACTCCACTCAAAGTAACGACCATATCACTCACCAGTCTCATACCTCCTTTATTTAACTTCCTCACACTCAGCATCTACTATATTCTCATCTTCTACAGTAATATCTTCTACAGCTTTAAATAATCTGGAAGCTATCAATCCCATTCTTGTCATTGTCTTATCAGCAGATTCATCGTTTTGCAGTTTATCAGGTACTACAGGCATATGTCCAATCATTCCTGCTACCTGTAATTGATCAGGTGATTTAGTCAAAACCCCAAGTTCCATCTTAAGGCGAACAATTTTCTCAAGCATATTAGTTGCCAGTTCTATTTCTTTATTAGTACTCTTAAAGAGCTTATTAATTTTCTGTTCAGTTTCAGCATCCCTTGAGATACGTTGAAGCTGGAATAAGTATAATTTCTCCAGCTCCTCAATTTCATTTACCCCTCTTTTCATTTTTTCTACAGCTTTTCTAACATAAGGTTGATCTTCAGCAGCGTTCATAAGTTCAGCAGGGGGTAAACTGGACTTATACCGATATAACTGTCTTTTCAAACTATCCATTTGAATATCGGTCATTTGGAACATGTCTTCTTGCAGCCATCTGGCTATTTCTTCAATAGATATTCCTGCTTTAATTTTAGCATCAAGTTCAACAAAACAAGGCAAAGATTTTAATTTCTCAAACTTTTCTTGTTTACTTCCCCTCTTCCTTCGTCTAGGTACAGATACTTTAGTACTGTCTACCTCTTTTGCCATCAATAAACCCTCCTACTTGACGTTTAGTTTGTATAGTATTAATGTTATTACTACTATCTACACCATTTGTCAAAAATATATTCCATATCTACCTATAGTGATAAAAGCTATAATTGCGGAATATAGATAATACAGGCTATATTAAGCGACCGATAAATATAAAATATCTTATTAAACATTCAACACTCATCTTTATTATAGTATATGCACCATAAATTGTCAAAAAATATGGCGAAAAGTTGATCATTAACAAAGAGTATGATACTATATACGTAATAATTCTTGTGGTTTAATTTGTGGTATTACTTTTGGCTTGAGCTGTCTATATAAGGATAGCTCTTTTTCTATTGTATAGAGAAAGTATCCATAACCGTCCCTCCCTTCCCT